TTGTTGTTGTGCAATTTCTTTTTGTTTAGCTTCAGCAATATTTTTTTGTAATAGCTGTTCGCCTGATTTAGCTACAAGTCTAGATAATTCAACTTCCACATCTTCTGGTAATGCTTCCTCTGGTGGGGGTAGTGGTGCTCCGAGTTCTTCTTCGAGTCTTTGTCTGTATGCAAAAGCAATATGTTCTGCAATATGAGCTTCCATAGCAGAATAAATTTTTGTAGCGTTTGGACTTTGCCCAACCATTTCTCCCACTATAGGGTCTTTTATAAATGCCATATGAGTTTTAATATGAGCTTCAGAGTCTTGGTAAATAAATGCTTTCACAGGTTTACTGTTAATAATATCCATGTTTTCTGAAACAGGATTTTTCGGTTTCATATTATCTTTTTCTGGTATTAATTTCTCTTTATTTTTAACCCCTAAGACATCTAACATCTGACGATTAAGTTCTACCATATCGTAGATGTCTGGGTTCTGTTGTGCTAACTGCATAACTGCTTGATACTGTACAACCTTCTGAGACATGGTAGCGGCATTTGGGTCAGATACTGGAATAACTTCACATTGGTCATAGTCAGCTTGTTTAGCGTCCTTTGACCCTTTTGCTGGAGTGTACCCATATTCATCATCAGTATAATCTCTAATAATGTTTTTAATTAATCTAAACTCTTGCCTCATAGCGTAATGAATACGGCTTTGTACCGCAGACATAACTTTTAATGTTCTTTCTAAAATAGCTAGTGTTGTACCAACGGGTGCATTTGCCGACATATCTGAAACTTTTAAATCAGCAGCACTTGCAAATCTTCTACCTTCATCAATAATTTGGTTCATCAACTGATTTAAAACTTGACTTGGCTCTTTATAAGGGAGTGGTAATATATTATCTCTAATACTACCTGATGGTACATCTACATCTCTAAATTCAGCAGGAGAAATCGGAGTATCATCCCCTTTAATTCTAAGTCCTCTAGACTTAAACCCGCCTGGTAAATTAGATAGGGTACCTGCATCAACAAGTTGTCTTAATATCATCGTACCTGATTTAGCAAACGCTCCAATTAAATGTATTAAACCAAAGTGATAAAATCCAAAACCAGGGACATAACCATAATGTACAAAGTGTTGGCGTTTTTGTTTAGTCTTATCATCTTGACTCCAATTACGTCTAATTGCTAAAATAGTTGAAGTTGATTTTTCTACAGTTACTACATAAGGTAATGCAATACCTGTTTGTTCTCCATCTTGCTCATCTTCATATCCTTCTAAGTCAAGGTCAACATGCATCTCTAATATTTTAAAACGACTATCAGTAGTTGCACTAAAGCCCATCTTCTCGGCTATCTTTTTCTCTACATCATCTAAGTCATAGGTTGGCTCACCTAAGTCAACATCTCGGTAAAATTCTGCTACTTGTAGTTTACGTAAATCATTTTGTGTTTTACGCATCACATGAGTAACCCTTTCTGCCGTTTCCAAATCTGAAGCCCCGTATGGCACTACAAGGTCTTCAGCAGGAATATACATAGAAACTTGGCGTTCTAAATTTGGGTCATAATATACTTTTTTGAAAGCATTACCTGCCAGTCCTAAACCCCATAACATTCTTTCATGTTCAGGTCTATACTCGGTCATCTGCTCAGTAAGCTGATAGTTCATGTTTTCTTGTACACGAGCTGCAGCATCTTTATTCTCATCTGTTTCTTTACCAATAATCTGTGTCTTAACAGGACCTGATGCTGGGAATGTTTCGGTCATAGTTTCAGCTTGAAACTTCACAAGTGTTTCTGTCATCAATGGGTGGTATACATTACATGCTCCTTCCCATGGTTCACTTCTATCTTCTAGTTTAAGACCTAAAAGGTCTAAGCCTTCTACATAAGTATCCAGCCAATCTTTTCTTGAAGTTATATCCCCTGAAAAATCTTCTAGTAAATCACCTGCCAATTTCTCAAGTAAATCTTCTTCACATTCTTCAGCAAGGTTTTTATTAAACTCCTCATCGTCTATACGATCAGGGTCAATGTTAATCTCCATATCTCCTGCTTTGATAGTAACTTCTTCTGGGTCTACAATTTCTATTTCTAAATCAGGCTCTATGCTACCGAGCTCTTCCATACCTTGAGGGGCTTGATATAACCCTTTATCTACATTATTATCTTGTGCCATTATTTTTTCCTCTTTTTCTTAAACCCAGCTTTCATACGAGCATAGGCTTTATCAGAAATAGTTGATTTAGATTTAGGTCGGCTAGTACCTGCTTTTTTACGTGCATTAATGTTTGCGTATAAACCTTTTTTGCCTGGCATAAATCCTCCTATAAAATACAAATAATTAATAGTACTAACAATACAACATTGATAATACGACAATATTTGTTATATTCTTTTATTAACCATTTTGCTTTCTCTCTAATTAGTTGATATAACATAGTAACCTCCTATTTTTATAAAGTATATAAACGATTTTGATTATGTCTTCTAAAACTTGGTATATCATCTTCTTCATCACTTGGCAACCTAATAAATCCGCCTTGTCTAAACCGCATAAGTGCGAGGGTTGTAGCGTCTACTAAGTCATCATTTGCACCTGAAGGAAAATCGTTACATTCCTCAATAACTTCATGTGCCCAACGTCTGTCGGGTGCCCATACAATACCCGCACTAAACAAATCAGATACTGCGTTAACTCTGCTAATTTTATCCTGTCCTTTGCCAGGTGTAAACTCTCCTACAGGAATCCCCATTCTTCTAAATTCTTGGTAAAGAGCAGCTCCGTTAGATTTTTTCTCTACAATAAAAGAATCAGGTTCCCATGATTTGTATTCTTCAATACATAACTCTTTAAGCTCTGGAAATTCTAACCTTCTTTTAATAGCATCTAGTAATATTATATTATAATTATCTGTTTTTTCATTAAGAAATACACCCCAAGTCAATAATGCATTATAGTCAGCACGAGTATTTTTCTCTTGGGCAGCATCAAGTGTCATTATAGTAAATTCACAAGATGGTGGGCCCTCTTCTTCCCATATATTCCACCATTCTCTTTTAATTAACGCCCCTTCTTCAGAAGTCGGGTTTTGTAAATACTGTGCGTTCCAATATCGTATATCTATGGCTGCCCGTCTCTCTTGTAATTCTTTTAATGGCCAAAACTCAGGCCATAATGACTTTTCTTCCCCATCTTTTTCTAAAATCGCAGGAAACTCAACTACTTCCCAGTCATTAACTTCATCATTCTTAATCATTTGGTTAACAATCTGTCCTGTTAAGTCTAATTTAGACCAACGAGTCATCACCACAATAATCGCACCGCCTGGCATTAGACGTTGTAAGGGTCCTGATTGAAACCATTCCCAAGCTGGTAGAAAAATATCGGGTTTTCCTAGTTTTGCGTCTTGCTCAGAATGAGGGTCATCAATAATAAACAAATCAGCCCCCCGACCAGCAAGAGCCCCGCCCACACCAATAGCAAAATACTCACCATTAAAATTCGTACCCCACCTTGATGCCGACTTAGAGTCTGCTTGCAGCGAAACATCAGGAAAGATATCTTTATACGAATCCGAGCCCACCAAATTTCTAACTCTACGCCCAAAATTGACAGCCAAATCTGCCGTGTGCGAAGCCATGATAACTTTCTTCGCAGGGTGTTTCCCCAAAAACCACGCAGGGGCGAGATAAGAGATGAGTTCACTTTTCCCATGACGGGGTGCAATATTAACAATAACTCGTTTCCTTTTGCCCTCAGCAATCTCTTCAAATAACTTAGCCAATTTCGCATGATGTGCTCCTACTTTATAATCTGGGTAAACATGTTTAATAAAATCTAAAAACTTTTCTTTTCCTTGTTTCTTAGTTAATTCTTTCTTGTAATCTGTAAGCAACTTCAAATTATGCTGCCTTTCTGATTCACTCATCTGAGGTAGTGCTTGTTCTAGTAGTTCTAAATCTTTAGGGCTAATCATCGTCTACCTCTATGTCAGTAACATCTACAACCTCATGGGGTACATTAATGACTTTACCTCTTAACTCTTCAATAGTCTTTAATAATTCTCTTTCTAGTTCTTCCCCTGATTTAGTAATGTGGGTTACTTCAGTTTTTCTCTTAAACGCATCCACTCCATCAATTTCGCCCACAGCTTTAAATGCAGCAATACGTTCTTTTGAAGTCTTAGCTAAAGTAGCTTCTTGTAGTAGTCCATTTAAAACTGTAAGTTTAATATTTGCTAAATCTTTAGTTACCATATGGCTAGTTTGAGCTACCATACCCGCAAGATACGCTATCGTTTCATTAGGGTAGGTATCAAAATCAGGCTTGAGTTCAGGATTTACCATCATCTCTTTTGCCACTTCTTCGGCTTGTTCCATATTATCTTGCGAGGGTTCTATATTTTGCCCTGCTAAGTCAGATATAAGTTTTACAGTATTTGACCTCATACTTAATTCTTCTTCAGGGGACATGTCGGGTAAGGCCTCACGAGCATTTTTAGGTAAGGCTATATCCTCTTCAATATGAGGAATAATAACTGGATGTTCAGAATTTTGCTCTTGCATGTGTCGCTGTTTACACCTTAAAATTTAAATTGCAGCTTACTTTACTTAATGTCAGTATAATATATAATATAAGTAATAACAACAAAAGACTATGTGGATTTATTATGAGAATGGACCTTAATAAAGCGGGGGTTTTGCATTTAGATTTATTTGATGTAGAGACCCAAGAGGAACAAGACCAATTCATTTACTACTATTTGGGATTGTCAGGACCTGTTAAGAAAAAATTTGAAAATGCTTTCTATAAGGCGTATGTTAAACGGCTTTTACCTGAACCCGAAGTAAAAATTATTCACACTGATGTAAACAACGTAACTCACATTGAAGTACACCCAAACGATATATTAAAAAACTTGAAAATAATAAAACAAATAATGTCAGGGGATAGTATTGTTGAAGACGAAAACGAGTAACCCTAATTACCCTTTATATATCGTCGTTTGGAAAGACCATACAGGCGATAGTTCATGGAAGACTGTTGAAGAAGTAGTAAAAGAGAAACATATTCTCGCCTACAGTATAGGCTATTTACTGCATCAAGATAAGGAATCCCTTAAATTATGTAATACTTATACTTCAGATAACGGGTGGGGAGGACTGGACTTAATCCTTAAATCTTGTATAGTAGATATGTATGAAATAGAGATAATAG